TCAAACCTACATATAAAAGCCTTTATAGAACATATAAATAAATGAAATTATATCTAATATGGTATCCAATTATATGCACAATTTTTGCTACGCTCCGCTAGCAGAATTGTAACTGCTATTCTACTTTTATAAGGGTTTAGAATGGCCCTGTTTGGAATAATTATTATTCCATTCCTCAACTAAATCATCATAAGATAAATCAAGTCGAGTGCACAAGTATGTGAGCTTCGCTTCTTTAGCGATATCCCTCATATCTTGTAAACGCTTAATATAAACTTCTTCACCATGGTTGAACCACTCACGTAAAGCTGTATCTATATTAAGTGCGCAAGCCATCTCTTCTGTATTCAAGGTGGATTTATCTCTTAAAAAGCAATGTAATGATTTGAAAATAGATTTCTCAATCAATGCTCCTATATGACATTTCCGCTTTGGGCAAAAGATTGACTTACGCTTGAGAAATTCAAAATCCAATGGATCTAAAAATCTCACCAATTCACTCTCTTTATCAGGCATGGTATATATTTGACCATATTCTTTCAAGAATTCAGACAATCCCTTGATTCCGAACTCTTCAATATCAGGATGAACTGATCCAATATTATCATCACCATATGTTATTAAATTAACATAGTCTCTAAATGGTTTACGTGTCATGTATGATTCAGGTTTAAATAACGTGTAAAAATAAGCACGTTGATTCAATGAACCACAAATACCATTTATCACAACTGTTAAAGAATTACCTGATATGTGAGTACCTTCTGTCAACCCTATCAAATCTCCATTAAATGCAATAATAGCATAAACTATATCACCAGCCATAGCTTCCATAATATTAATATCATCATCACAATAATTACATTGCTTTGCAAAATCAATCATTATGCGTAAAGATGCCAATATTAACTGAGAGGGTATCTTCTGATCATATTTACCGTAATCACCACCTATAAGGCGATTCTCACCATGTTTAAATACGAACCGATGTAATTCCTCCCACTCTGGTCCATGACTATTTATACCAACAGCACATTCCGAAACCAAAGGATTCATTTGTAACACTCGAATAATAGGTAAATAATACTTTCTAATTAAAAATGTTAAAGCGATAGGATTACCATAAAAGATACGGCATTTATCTTTACTAAGTACTTCATCCTTCTTACAGGCTTTAGCTATAGTATATGCTCGCTCACCTCTACGATAACACTCCTCGCATCTATCAATTTCAATGTTTATATCATCTGTGAAACGCCATTTCTCTTGCCAAACATCATCAGGTTCTTCTTGAGTTATATAATTTCTCTTGGAACCTGTTAATGGAAAACCTATGGATGTATTCAATTTAATACCATCCATAAATTTCTTCCCTGGTATACCACATGTATTTTGATAATACGTTAAAGGTTTACTATCACGCCACAACGGTTTATTGAAAATATCAAGTAAAGCACTTTTATAATCCTTAACACAAATAGATAATAAATCATGTGCATATGGTAAAGCAGGTACTGCAAGATTAGCCAAACATGTTTGCCAACCAAACCAATCAGGTTTCATTTTTGGGGGTCCCCAAATATTGGGTACTCCACAAATATCAGTAACAATATGGCTAATAGGCGTTACACGAACTGATGAAAAACTCAAAGCTCGTCCAGGACACTGTCCATAATACTCGACTTGAGAATCATGGGGCATATAATTGAGAGGTGATTTTGGATGAATAGGACCATCATCTATAACTTGCTTTTCTAAAACTTGAACTTCAAATTTTTCAGCTGATCCTGTTAAC